GGATAAAAGATGCCTGAGATTGCGGAAAAGCCTATCAGGTGGCTATTTCTTCAAGCGGCAAAGCCTGGGCGCAGGGCAGGAACGGTTCAAAGACTCGCCTGTAAAGAACGAACATTCGCACTGCGGTGATGCGTTTGGATATCTCATGCTAGGTGGCGGCGAACAGCGCCGGCTGCGGCGGGGCACATACCAATCTACAGGCGGAACATATATCGCTAACAGCGACTTTGAGGTCATGTAATGCTGAGATTAGCGACAGTCAGGATGTCCCCTGACAAACAGATAGTCCCATTTCAGCCAAACCACCTGGACAGGATCGAGCTGAAAGGGTTTGAGCTGGACTACGTTCGGACTATCCCTAATTACAAAGACTACATTATCTACAACGCCGAGCATGATTTGACCTGGACAGGGATATCCAGGGGGAAAGTCATTCTGATATTCGGGATCCGCCCGTTATGGCCTCGAGTGGCCGAGGCTTGGATGATGCCAGGCAAAGGCATCGAGGATAATGCGGTATCGGTGCTGCGCGGCGCCAGGCAAGTATTGGACAATGTGATAGAAGATTATGACATGATGCGCCTTCATATAGCCGTTCGAGTGCAGAATGAAACAGCATACAAATTTGCCAAAGCATTATACTTTGAACAAGAGGCCGTTATGAAACGGTATGGGCCAGAAATGGCGGATTATTATTTGATGGCGAGGTTAACTAATGGCGGGTCTATTCGGTAGAGGTGGCGGCGGTTCTTCTGCTGCGCCGTCGAAAAACAAAAAGGCAGAGGACGCGGCTAAACCAACAGCCGCTCAGAGCAACGCCCAGGGCAACGAGGATGACAGTTATACTGACCCCCGGATGACGCCTATCGAGTATAGAGTCAAGCAAACTGGAGGCCCGGCTGTTCCTCGCGGCAGTATCCTTAATATTTCGCCAGAACGAGCAGCGGCTGGGGTTATGGCAAATCTTTCGCCTACCCGAAGCAGTAAAAGGAGATAGGCATGGGAGGTATTTTCGGGAGGCCTAAAGTTTATCAACCGCCGCAAGAAACGACCGAAGTCCAGGATAGAGCTGAACAACGGGCCGAGGCTTCGGAGCAGCGCGAACGCAGGGCTGCTGCTGCACGGCGCCAATCGCGGCGCACGGGCGGTATTAGGCCGCTTATGTCACCAGCGCGGCAAGAAGGGCCGCAGACGCGGACAACATTGGGGCCAGAGAAATGACGCAGATTAAGTCTGACGACCGTGTATATCGTAAGAATCCGCTGCCGCAGACGGCTCCTCCGAAAAGTTCTGCGGTAGCGGACCCTGTTAAGGAAAAGCCAAATGCCAAAAAAGCTGCACCGAAAGCTGCTGCTAAGAGCAGAAAAACTAAAGCTAAAGGGTAAGCGCAAATCAGCTTACATTTTTGGCACAATGCGGAGAATTGAAGGTGACGCTAAAACGGCATCAAAATCCTAAAGGCGGCTTGAACGCAGCCGGCAGGGCGCACTTCAAGCGCAAAGAGGGCGCGAATCTAAAGCCGCCTGTCAGAAAAGGCGATAACCCCCGCCGCGCTTCCTTCCTGGCGCGGATGGCTGGGAACCCCGGGCCGGAACGTGACGCGAAGGGAAGACCCACCCGGCTGCTATTGTCACTCCGCGCCTGGGGCGCCTCATCAAAAGCGGATGCTAGAAAGAAAGCCGCCGCGATCAGCAAAAGGAATGAGTCACAAAATGCCTAAGCTATCGACAAAAGAATTGCTGAATAGAGAAGCTAAGGCCCAGGCAAAGAAAGACGAATGGCGCTCGATCTACGAGCGTTGTTACGAATACGCTCTGCCGCAACGTAACCTTTATTCTGGTTACTACGAGGGGAAGGTAGCCGGCAAATCTAAGACTGCCCGGGTGTTCGACTCCACTGCTATCCATGCAACCCAAAGATTTGCCAACAGACTCCAGGCTGGTCTTTTCCCGCCATATAAAACCTGGTGCCGCCTCGAACCAGGCACATCGATCCCGCAAGAAAGCCAGGTTCAAGCCCAGGAAGTCCTGGATAAATTCAATTCCAGAATGTTCGATACCTTGCGCCAAACTAATTTTGACCTGGCTATGGGCGAATTTCTTTTGGATCTGGCTGTCGGCACAGGCGTTATGATGATTACGCCAGGTGATGAAGTAACTCCAATCAGGTTTACGGCTGTGCCTCAATACCTGGTTGCAATCGAAGAAGGCAGCTACGGGAAGATAGACAACGTTTATCGCAAGCTTCGCGTCAAAGCAGAGGCAATCCAGAGAGAGTTCCCGGATGTCCAGATAACTGTTGAGCTGCAAGAAACTATCGATAGACGGCCAGAGGAAGATCTCGAGCTGTTCGATGCTGTGATCTTTGACCAGGAAACCGGCAGATACCATTACCATGTGGTATGGACGGCAAAAAAACAGGAGCTGGTTTACCGTGAAATGCGCTCCAGCCCGTTTATTGTTGCCAGGTATATGAAGGTTGCCGGCGAGGTGTATGGCCGTGGTCCGCTGGTCACAGCTATTTCAGATATCATGACGTTGAATAAGACCGTCGAGCTGGTGCTTAAAAATGCCAGCCTGGCGATCAGCGGCGTTTATACGGCGGCTGATGACGGCGTATTGAACCCGCAAAATATCAAGATCCAGCCAGGCGCTGTCATTGCGGTTGCCAGGAATGGTGGCCCCCAGGGCGCGTCTCTTGCCCCGCTGCCGAAGTCTGGGGACTTTAATACCAGCCAGATCGTCATGCAGGATCTCCGCATGAACATCAAAAAGATTATGATGGACGATACGCTGCCGCCTGATAATATGTCGGCCAGGTCAGCCACGGAGATTGCCGAGCGCACCCGTGAGCTGGCCACGAATCTTGGCAGTGCTTTCGGGCGTCTCATCACAGAAACCATGGTGCCTATCGTTGCCAGGACACTGTATGTCCTGGATCAACAGGGCTTGATTGATCTGCCGCTCAAGGTGAATGGCGTTGAGATTAAAGTAACCCCCGTGTCACCGTTGGCCCAAGCTCAGAAACTGCAAGAGATAAACGATCTCGTTCAGTATATGCAGATTGCAAACAGCATGGGGCCACAAGGCCAGGCAACGATTGCTGTCCCGCGTGTCCTGGAGTTTATCGCAGAACGCCTGGGAATCACCCAGGATGTCCTGAACAATCAAGAAGAACAGCAGATGATGATGCAGCAAATGATGCAAATGCAGCAGCAGATGTCTGAGCCGCAGCCAGCAAATGATGGAGGAGCTATGGTGGAGGCCATGCAATGAATGACTTAGACGGGTGGGCTGGCCTCGAACCAGCAGCCTTCGAAGAACCGCCAAAAGCGGACGATATAGATCTTTTTTATGGCCGTGTCTTCAAGTCAGAAGAAGGCCAAAAAGTTCTGCACCATCTGAGACAGATCACGATTGAAAGGCCGTCCTGGATCCCAGGCGAAGATGCCTCTTTTGGTTATGTCAGAACAGGTATGTGTGAGATGGTCAGAATGATTGAGAAGCGAGTTGAGAGGAGCAACAATGGATAATCAACCTAATGCAGAGCCACAGGCGGTCGCAGACAACGATGCGCCGCTTCTGAACACCGAAGCCCCCATCGATGCGCCAGAGGCCGTCCAGGAGGCTCCTATGCCTCTTCACGACAATGCCGAGCCTGAGCAGCAGCAATTCACAACAGATGTGGATGACGGGCCGATAGATCGCCCAGATTATTACCCTGAAAAATTTTGGGATGAGGACGGGCCGGATGTTGAAAAACTGGCGAAATCTTATGCTGAGTTGGAAAGATCGTTTAAGGCCGGGCATCATAAAGCTCCAGAAGGTGATTATGATGTCTCGACACTTATGGATAAGGGTCTTGATCTGGAAGACCCGACGGTCGTTGTGTTTCAAGATTGGTCTAAAGAATACGGCATTTCCCAGGCTGCGTTTAATGACCTGGCATCCCGTGTCCTGGATATCTCTCAAAGCAATCAAGAAAGCATGGAGATCGACCGCCAGGAAGAAATGAACAAGCTTGGCGAACGTGCCCAGGAAAAGGTTGCAATGGCAGAGCGACTGCTTATCAAGGCACCGCTTTCGGCTGATGAGCGAGACGCTATCGCATATAGCCTTAATAGTGCGGACGCGATCAATGCCTTCCTGAAATATCATAGCTCGATCACCAACGAAGGCATCCCCGTGGCGCCGGCAGTTAACTCGCCCGAGATGAGCAGAACCGATCTAGAGGCGGCGATTGCGGATCCTAGATGGAACACAGACCCAGCGTTCCGCACCAAAATAGAAGAGCAGTGGATGAAGTCTGGTAACTAGATCTAGTTGCCTCACAACGGTTTTGGGTGTAAATATGGTATTTGAAGGCTAACCACTTGCGGCCCTTCTAGGCGGTGAACCCGCTGGCTGGCACGGCCATTTCGTGCAAGCAACCGCCCGACATATCGGCTAACGGTTTGCGTTTAGTGAAACCTTGTTAGGAGGATTCTGCTATGGCGCAGAGTGTGACTAATGCCTTTGTAACCCTCTTTGAATCAGAGGTAAAACAGGCATACCAAGCCGAGGCTCTTCTGCGTGGTACGATGCGTACCCGCACGGGCGTCCAGGGCAACACCGTCAAATTCCCAAAAATTGGTAAAGGCGTTGCTACTGTTCGTGTGCCTCAAACTGATGTAACCCCGCTGAACGTTACCTACAGCCAGGTTACTGCAACCATGAGCGATTACATCGCCGCTGAGTATTCCGACATTTTCCACCAGTCGCACATCAATTTTGATGAGCGCCGGGAGCTTGTCGAAGTTGTGGCAAAGTCGATTGCTCGTCGCATGGACCAGCTTTGTATCGATGCTCTTGATGCAGCTTCGTCCCCGTCTACTGTCGCTACCACCGTTGGTGGTGCCGGTACCAATATGAACATCGAGAAGCTCCGCGCTGCTGCGAAAGCTCTGAATGAGAACAATGTCCCGTCTGAGGGCCGTTATCTTCTCATGCACGCTTCTCAGCTCGATGCTCTGCTTGGTGAGACTGAGGTCACATCGAGCGATTTCGCTACTGTAAAGGCTCTGGCCCGTGGTGAGATCAATTCGTTCATGGGCTTCACGTTCCTGACCATGGGCGACCGTGACGAGGGCGGCGTACCTAAGCCGTCAACCCGTACTTGCTTTGCCTGGCACAAAGATTCGATGGGCTATGCAGAGTCTATGGCGCAGAAGACAGAGGTGAATTACGTCCCGGAAAAGACGTCTTTCCTCGTCTCGTCCATGTTCTCCGCTGGTGCTGTCGCAATCGACGACGAAGGCATCGTCAAGATTTCCTGTACCGAATAAGGAGGGCTGACAGATGGCTTCGT